TCTGCAATAAATGCGATATACCCAGCAGCGTTATTTGAGTTCTGAAGCCAAGCAAAACGACCCGCTGTATAACCTGTTCCAACTGAATCAACAAATGCTTGTGTAGGTGTTGAGTATGTATTAAACAAACTAATACTACTTGGAGTAAAAGTATTAGCAAGTGCATCCCAAGTTCTAACATTAGAATACTCCATAGATGTTGGAGTTACTCTCATTTGAGTTGGCAACGGTATCCCAATAATAGCGTCGGTTGTATTGTAAGAAACACCTGCTCCATAACTATTGTATAAACCTGTTGCACCTAAACGGACATAGTAACGCTGGCAAGCGGCTAATTCTCCTTGGATTGTTCCGCCAGCACCATTAGAACGCTTAAAGGTTGTCGCTACCGACCCAACCTCTAATTGAATACCTGTGATGTCTGCATAATCAGCAGCACCAGCAGTACCAGTTGGAGTATAACCTAAAGCAATTGCAATTTCTGTTGCGGTTGAACCAATACTGGCTGTGAATTGAAAGCGTTGCCAAGATGTTGTCAAAGTAATACTTGAGTTAGCGGCTTGTGCTTCACCTGTGTACCCAGTTGATTGGTCGCGGCGTTGGTCTGTTCCTGTACCTGTATAAACAATGTAACTAAATTGTGAACTGGTCGCGCTAAAATTAGCACCTGCGCGAGCATAAAAAGATACTGTAACTGTTTGTCCAGCAAATCTTAAAGCATCCGCCGTTTCCAAATTGTAGAACATTTGACAACCAACTGTTGATGTATTACCTGAATCTCTTTGAAAACGCATAGCGTATTGAAATCCAGTTAAACCAGATGTTTGACGGCTTGTTGTCCAACTTGCTTGGCTACCCTTGAACCAGCGGTCTGCGGTATAAACTGAAGCAGATGTAAAAGATGTGCCTCGTTGCCAAATGTCCATACCGCCATTTATTACTGCATTGCCGTTGTATGCAGTTTGATAACGCAAGCCTGTCGAAGTGGAACTATCTGCTACGAGTGTCTCACCGTTGTTGCCTACTGCTAAGCGGGCTGGTGTGTCAGCAGCCGTTGCAGTTAAGATGTCACCCTTAGCATCAATGATAGTAGGGTTAACAGCAGTAGCCTGAGTAATGTAGTCAGGGTGTCCGTGTCCACCTACTCCGATTGGATACCAAACATTGTCGGTTGCATCCCAAACATAGCCTGGTCTTGGTGTATTAGAAATTGTAGCCAAGTTGGTTACCCCCTAAGAGTAGTTGTGCTTCTTCTGCTGTAATGCCTAAGCGGTCAAGGAGTGCTTGCTTTTTAGATAGAATATCTTCTGCTTCTTTTTGTTTTCTTTCAAGATAAACAGAATAATCTTCTCTATTATTGTTATGTTCAATAAGCGCATCTCCTGTTAATTCAATGCGCTCGTTATTAACATCTATAAAAACTTTATTGTCGCTCATTTTATCCTCAACTCTTCTGATATCCATATACGCGTATTTCGCCTGTCATTGTTGGCGCACCATTAAGTGCAATTTTAATACCGTCAAAAACTGTAGAGGCTCTAAAGTTTCCTTGAGAAAGAAACATTCCATAACCTGTAGTAGTTAAAATTTGTTCACCTCTACCACGAATAGTTGTATTTCTTGCTAAGTTAGGACCCATAATATCAAAAGTATAAGTTACATAGTAAGTACCATCTACGCTGCCCATATATGTCCACTTACTTTGTGCTTGTCCAACATCAGGAACACTTATAGATGTGCCTAATTGTGCTCGCATATTGAAAAAGTCATAATTAGAAGTTGTATTATCCGAACCGCTTGCTCGCATAGTTACGCTTACATTGTCGCCACCTGATGGAACAAAAGTTATCTGTATTTGATAATTATCATATGTGCTAGTAAAAACATTATCCATAGATTTGCTATTTACTGCTGACATTGTGCTAGAACTTACCAAAGTTAAACCGCTTGCCGAAGCAGCAGGCGTAGCCCAAGTAGGAATACCACCTGATACTTTGAGTATTTGGTCAGTAGTACCGATACCTAGACGAGCAGGTGTACCTGCAGCAGAGGCATAGTAAGTGTCACCCGTAGTTGTTAAAAGACCATCGATGTTTGCTACATCTCTTGCTCTTGTCATTTGTTATCTCCTAGTTTGTCAGTAATTATCTTAGTCAAGTGTTCCACTTATAGCCCAAGTGCCTTTGGGTCAATACCAAGTGCAATCAATTTTGTGACCGCTTCGGCTTTGGCAGTTGCTAACGCTTCGGCTTCGGCTAGTTTGGCTTCTTTTGCCAATCTTAAATCTGCCCACAGTTCAACCTGTGCTTCATAATCTGCACCAGTAAGTTCTACATAGCCGTCCTCATCACTACCTGTTCGTAGTGTTGGATTCTCTGCTTTGATGAGTGAAATCATTTCTTGTTTTGTTGTCATTATGCTGTCGCCAATCCATAGACTGCTACGGTTACTGTGATATTAGATGCACAAGATAGAATAAATCCTGTGTAAGTTCGAGCCACATCGTGATAAAGAGTTCCAATGATTGTTGATTGATTTCCTTGACGATTTCCAAGATAAAATGCGCTTGGCTTTTCTGAGGCATTTCCCACTTGTGTAATTGTCATTTCGTAATGACTGCCCCAGTTGTCTCCAACACTTTCAGACATAATTAAAGCAGTAGTACCAACAGAAGGATTGTAAATCCATACATTGTCGCGACCTAAAACACCATTTGACCCATAATAATTAATAGAATTTTCGGTAGTTGGTCCAGCATAACGCAGTTGAAATAATGGGTCATCATTAGATGTTGCAGAAATCCACGATTCTATAACTATTTTGTATGCTTTATATGTTGATGTAAATACGCCGTCATAAGTTGTGCCAGTATTGACTGCACCAGTTGTTGTTGCTCGCTTAATGAGTGTGTATGAACCGCTTGAAGGCGTAGCCCAACTTGGAATACCTGATGCAACAGTAAGCACTTGACCAGTAGAACCGATACCTAACCTTGCTGGGGTATTTGCAGCACTAGCATAGATAGTATCGCCAGTAGTAGTGGTCAGAGTCTTAGGCACATAGGCTGCGTTAGCAGCCGTAGTAGTGATTGCATCAGTGTATGCCACCTGTAGTGGGCAGATAACTTCTACAATGTCTCCTGCTACTGTTGCTACGCTTAGGACAACACTTGTACCAGTGCTGGCTGTGTAGTCATTAGTACGAGAGAGAAGCACACCGTTGAGGAATACTTCTTCATATCCTGGTGTGTAGGCAAGAACCGTAGTTCCGTCATCTGTACCAGTAAGAGTTGTTGTACCAGCAGTGGGTGCTTTAGACCAACGAGTTACTACTGTAGTTGGTGCAGTGCCATCTGTATCTATCCAGATTTGTCCATCTGGCGGAGATGTCGGTTCAGTTGGTTGTGCAAGAGAACCTGCAACTGCTGCCCAAGATGCTGTTGTTCCATCTGTTGTGAGGAACTCACCAGCGTTACCAGTCTGGCTAGGTAGTGCATCAACTGGAGCCCAAGAAGAAGTTGTGCCATTAGTAGTAAGGAATTTACCAGTCTGACCAGTTTGTGTAGGAACTACATAAGAACTAGTTGTGTCAAGGGCTACAGTAACTGCGCCACTTGCGCCCCCACCTGTCAATCCTGTTCCTGCTGTTACCGATTCAATGTCCCCGCTTGTTGCCATGACAGACCAGACTGTTCCAGTCCATACATACATAGCAGCCAAGGTTGAGTTGAAGTACAACGCACCAGTAAGCAGTGGGTTGCCATCATTATCTACTGTTGGAGGAGTTGACTTAGCACCGAGGTAACGGTCATCAAAGTTGTCGTAAGTAGTTGCTGCGCTAGAAGCAGATGTTGCTGCATCTGCTGCACTTGTAGCAGCAGCAGTAGCGCTGGCTGTTGCTGATGTTGCAGAAGTTGCTGCTGCTATAGCAGAGTTGGCTGCACTTGTAGCAGATGTTGCTGCTGCAGTTGCTGATGCTGATGCATTAGATGCCTGAGCAATAGCAATAGATGCTGCACTGTCTGCACTTGTTGCACTTGTTGCAGCAGCCGTTGCACTTGCTGCAGCACTGGTTGCTGATGTAGCAGCAGCCGTGGCTGATGCAGCAGCAGAAGTTGCTGAGGTTGCTGCAGCGCTTGCGCTGTTAGCAGCAGATGTTGCATAGCCTGCAATAGTTGCTACAGAAGCAGCAGCAGTTGTAGCCGAAGCAGCAGCACTTGTTGCGCTAGTTGCAGCAGCAGTAGCAGAGGCAGCAGCGCTAGTAGCACTTGTTGCTGCTGCGGTAGCAGAGGCTGCAGCCGAGGTAGCAGAAGTAGCAGCAGCAGATGCACTAGTTGCAGATGCGCTTGCAGATGAAGCAGATGCTGTTGCGCTATTTGCTGACGATGTAGCGCTAGTAGCAGCAGAGGTTGCGCTGACTGCAGCAGATGCTGCGCTAATTGCAGCAGAGGTTGCTGAGCCAAGGATACTGTCTACATAATCCTTAGGTGTAGCAGATGATGCCACCATGCCAGCGCTAGATAGACCAGTAATAACTGGTGAACCTGAGATAGTTGGGCTAGTAAAGGTTGCACTTGTTGCAGTGACTGTACCTGTAATTGTAGCGCCGTTAATGATAGGTGTAGTAAGAGTCTTTTGTGTAAGTGTCTGTGCCTTGAGAGTTCCAACAACAACACCTTCGGCTGTGACAATACCGTGGACATGTGTCTGGTTAGCAAGGTCAAGAATAGTCTGGTCAATGTCATAACCACGAGCAGCAATATGTGTCTCTGCTTCACGGAAGTCACGACCTGATACACCGTGGCGGACAACTGCTCCTGCGGAGTGTGCTACGCCTTGTGTGTTATCGGAACCACGAGTTACGCTAAGGGTTGTTCCACTACCTGCGGTAACGGTGACTACTTCTTCCTTAGATGTATCAGGGTCAACAATAAGTGTGTAGGGGTAGTTGCTTGGGAAGCCAGAGACAGATGCAACAATGAACGCGGTGTTTGCCGCGCCTTGTGCCTGTGCTGGAATGGAACCTGAGAGCGCTGTTTCTACTGCAATCGAGGAGTAGTACCGCGCTGGGGAGCCTGGGTCGCCTGCTGCCATTTTTTAACCTATCTCTGGTAGTGGGAACGGATTGGATGTTGACGGCGTTGGTTGTCCGCCACTTCGTTTAAACGCTGTTGGTAGATGTTAAACAAATATCTGGAAGCGTTCTGTCCAGAACCTGTTGGTCGCACACCATCAAGGATGTCTGCAGATGCAGACTGTGGACCAAGGCGTGAAGGGTCCAAGAATGAAATCATACGGAAGGCTGCGCCATAGATGACGACATCTTCTGAGTACGAAGGCATGCCACTAGTTGTTGCATAATCGTCAGTACCATTGACAAGAAGTGTTGGGCGCTTTGAGTAGAACACATGCACTGTCTGTCCAGGCACAATGCCTGCATAAACGCTAATGCTACGAGCAGATGTAAATGCATCTGTATCTGCTGAGCGGTCTAGATTGTAAGAACGAACTGGCATCCACTCTTTTGTTGGTCCTACTGTTGAGTAGGTAACACTGAGTGCGTTCTGAAAATCTGCAGGCAACTGGTATGTGGTTCGCGCTGCAATGAATGTAAAGTCTGTACTAGCAGTAGCAAATACCATTGGGTACATAGCATCAATAGTGTTGTTAATAGCCTTCTTAATCTCATTGCGTGGGAACAATGGTGAGGCTGTTATCTTTGCATTTTGAGCATGGGTTGCAGCGGTAGTACCACGCTGTCCACGACCCCAAGGTGCGAGGGTGAGAGTGTTGGCTACATTGTCTGTGTTGTTAACGAATACAATTTCATCGTCAATCTCTACATAGCCACGACCAATACCTGATGCATCGTATACAGATAGGGTTGTTGATGTGCTAGTAGCACTGGTTGTAAGCCAAGTGCTTGGCTCAGTGTTTTCTGTATAGCCATGAAGCACCGCTTCAACGCGGGCTGCTAGTTCATTAAATGTACTCATAGGTTAATGCTCCTTAAGGCTACGACTCCTGATAATCCAGTAGTTCCTGCTAACTCATTGCAAATAGCGTTATAGTCTTTGTAGTCTTTAGGCTGGCGAGTTGCACTTGCTTTGTAATTAAGAGCAGCAATAAGACCAAGACCAGATGTACCAGCCCATGCGTTAGCAGCACCTTGTTCAACATCGTATGCTGTCATTGCTGGATATGTACCACCGTTTGCAAGACGATTGAGTTCGTCTGCTAATGAACTTCCTGCTGCTCCTGTTGCCATTACTTAGCCTTTCGCTTTGCTGCTGCGTTGTCTACTAGGTTTGGATAAGGACGACCAGCCTTTTTTGCTGATGCCTTAGCCTTTGCCTTTTGAGATGCAGTTAAAGGTTTTGATTTCTTGTTAGGATTCTTTGTATCCCAAAATGCTTTCTTCTTCACCACTTCACCTTATTCGCCCAGAACGCCGCGCTCATCTTGCCTTTGGCAATATTTTTTGCGTGGCGTGCTTTGAATGATGCTTGACGGGCTGTTGGCTTTCTATCGCCAGTTACCCCTTGCTGACCAAAACGAATGGTCTTAACTTGGCTACCTTCTTTGGCAACCACAACATGTGACTTGGTTGGGTGAGAAGGAGTACGCTTTGGCTTGTTAAAACCAGATACTCCTGCTCGTGCCAACCGTGAATCTTTGTTAGTAACTTTCTTCATTCTTGTCATCTTTGTCCGCCATAGGTCCTTCTTCGCCAACACGAACAATCTTCATATTGTTGTACTGAGCAATGTTTGCCTCTGTTGGAGCAGCGTTAACTGCGCGACCACCTACACCGTAGGGGTTTACTGAGCCGTAGCATCCACATTTAATGCACATAATTAGTCCTCATCTTCATCTTCATAGGGGTCGAACAGTGGTATATCAGTTGGGTTAATTGGCTTAGGAAGAATCCAGTCTGGATATGAATCCTTATCCATAATAAGTGTCATGATAACTGACTCAGGAAAGCCTGCTTTTTTAAGCGCTTTCCAATATTCATTAAGTGCAATGCAGTACGCTTCTAAAGGTCCGTAATTGTCATCAACAACTTTGACCTTATTGCTTACTGGTTTTTTTCTAGCAGCCATTTCCCCTCCTATTTGAATGTTCCCGTATTACCGTCAAAGGCTTTACCAACCTTGTCGGAAATTCTTACCGCTTCTTGAACCTTTGCCATGCTTGTCCCTGTTGGTTGAATACCTTGAGCACGAGCATTTCTATATGCGTTAAGTTCTGCATCCCACTTGCTTGTAGACATCTCTACTTTAGAATTAGAATCACCAACTCCTAGTTCAAGTGTTGTAACCTTGCATCCAAAGCATCCTTCAACATATTCAGGATGCGTTTGTCTTTGATGTAAATTCATTAGATAGCCTCTATGTAAGCGCCGTATCCTTGAGCAGTAAGGGCATCAGCGGTTGCTTGTTCAATAACAGTAACAGTTCCACCCATATACACTTCTTGTGCAGCGAGTGTTTCTATTTGAC